CCCACTACCATCTCCACCGCCAGTGGTGCCATCCGCGCCGTCAGCGTCATAATCAGCAGCACTTCCGCCACCGCCAGCGATGCGATCTATTTGACCGCCACTGTGGACAGCACCGTCACCGCCATCAAAGCCACCATCGCCGACATATGACCCGCCAGCCGCAAACCCAACATTGTTAAATGGGCCAGCTTCACCAGCGTCACCGCGAACTGTGCTTGTGTTTATAAAATAAGATGGATTTCCGACATTGACTGTATATTCCTCAAATGGAACAACAGAAATGTCATTCTTCCATCCAAGGCCGCCACCGCCGCCGCCCTGCGTTGGGTAGCTATCAGGCCCAACACCACCCGTCCCGCCTGCGCCAATGCAAACTACAGAAACAGAATAAACACCCTGTGGCGCAGTCCAAGTGCCAGAGGATGTAAATACTTGCTCACCAGTTACGACCTGATTTCCCGCAGTTATTAATCTTCTAGATGTACTCACGACATATCCTGTCCCGCTGTGAACCCATACCATGATGAACCGCCATCATGTGTGAAGAATACAAAAATATCTATCTCGCCGTTACCTGTTGAAAGCACTGGCGTATTGCCACCGTTCCAAGATGTATTAGGCCAAGTTGCAGTGTATGGCCCCGATCCTTGCGTTAGCTTTAGAACAAATGAAAAGGCTGTGCCTGTCGCTGGGGCATTTGAAAAAGTAAAAGTCGCATTTGCTGTCAGAGTGTGCGCAAAAACATTGCCAGTAGATAGGTCAAGCGTTGTAGTCGCACCTGAAACAAATGTGTCCTCATACGTTACTGACTTTGTTGCGCCACTTACTGTAACGTCTGCTGCAAATGTTGCATCGCCAGTAAACGCTGGGCTTGCCTTTGGAGCTTTGTCATTCAGGTAGCCGTCGATGTCATCCCAGTTATCATTCAGCTTGGTTCCCCAAGTGTCGTTTGATGATCCGACTTCTGGCTTCGTAAACCCAAAGTTTGTCGTTGTTGCGTCAGCCATTTAAATCTCCTATGCAGCGTCTGACCATGTGTCGGTTGGGTCAGTAACATCAGTCCATATATCTGTCGGCTCTGTAGCTTCTGTCCAAGTGTCACTACTATCAGCCTGCGTTGACCATACACTATCATCATCAGCTTGTTCTGTCCAACTATCGGTTGGCGGCTCTTGGAAGTCCCAAGTGAAACGTGCTGGCAGTGTGGGTGCGCCAGCAGTGATGTCCACAACTGTCAGTGCATATTCTTGGAAGAATGGTAGTGCGTCAACGACAGGCGTTGTTTCTATGCTAACAGGGGCAAAGTTAGAGATAACAGAAACAGTCGCACTGTCTACCGTAGGTGCAGCAAGCGTAATCTCAACTGGAGCGAAATTAGATATAACCGCTGCTGTAATATCGTCAACAACTGGGGTGCCTGACGTTATTTTTTGCGGTGCAAGGTTGCTGATGATTGACGCAGCAATGCTGTCAACAACAGGCGTTGTGCTTATGTCATTCGCACCAAAGTTATAAACAACAATGACGCTTGCGTTATCTACAACAGGAGCGCCAGCCGTAATGTCTGCGGCTGGTATTGTTTCATCTTCAAAAACATTTACAGTGTCAACGACAGGCGTCGTTGTAATGTCGTTGAAAACAAGTTCATAATTCCTTACACCACTATCCGCGAGTGGTGCGGAGGCTAATGGTGTAAAGCCAAGCATGTGTTATGACTTCCAGTAAGTGCGGCCTGAAGTAATAGTGCTGTTGATGCGCGTCATATCTTTGCCAGCGTCAGTCCACTTGCTGTCTAGCACTTCCATTTCCAAGTGCATGACCATGTTGCCGACTTGCTTTTTCTTTTCAGCATCGCTTTCATGTTCCATTTTCATGCCGTTTTGGATGTTTTCTATTTGATCGCACATATGTAGCAGACTTAAATAGTCACGGTCTAATTCATTTACAGCCATATTTAGGTTCCTTCTAATGCAGCTATACGCGCTTCAAGCGCATCACATTTTGCCGACAACTCTTGTACGGCTTTCACTAAGATTGGATAAGTTGCCATTGGTCTGGCTTCTAATTTTTCTGGGTTTTCCCAACTTACCAAGCGGGTCAATGTTGTTGATGAATGGTCTAGCTCAACGTCATACAGCTCTTGTGCAATAAAGCCTATTTCTGGTCTATCGCCCATTGAGCCATCACGGCGGTTCCAAGTGAACTTTACTGGCCTCAAATCGTTTATAAAACTCAAGCCATAGGGCAAATCTTCAATAGCTGTTTTGTCTCGCTGATCTGATAGCGTTGAAATAGTTGTATCATTGCACCGCAAGCTGGTAATGCTGCTATTACCTAGTGTAATTTGATTTGACGCACTTGAACTTGATGCAGTAGCACCATTTCCTAAAACAGTGCAATTATTTAAATAATATTGATTATCTGCACTAGAAACAGCCTCATGACCAATGATTGTATTGTAATCACCGCTATAAATACTGGCACCTGCTTCATAGCCAATTGCGACATTGTAAAGTGGGTTGCTTGTTGACACTCTGCCTAAAGCGTCATAACCAACCGCAACTGATCTGACATGGTTTCCGTTACTCATTGAATATGCGCCAACCGCCACACTATAGTCGCCATAATTATCATTCATTGCGTAATAGCCAATAGCCGTTTGGTAGTATTTACTGCTTGTGCCAAATCTCCCTGCCAGAGCACCAACAAAAGTACCGCCGTCTATAGTTTGACCGCCGCCTGAATAGGAACCGATCGATACTACTGATGCAGTTGTTTGATTATCAGCCATTGCGGAATTGCCAACAGCAGTTGTATAACTAGCTGTAGTTATGCTTTCAGCCGCTCCGTGGCCGACCGCTATGTTATCACCACCTGTGGTTGCATCTTTCCCTGCATCATAACCCAGAAATGTGGATCGGCTACCAGATGTTAGGTTATTTCCTGCAAAAGTACCCAAAGCTGTATTTTCAGCGCCAGTACCAGTTCCAGACAATGTGGCATAGCCCACCGCTGTATTGCTGCCGCCAGTAGTTTGAGCGTCTAAGGAAAAAGCTCCAATCGCAACATTTGCAGACGATGTTAAGTTTTCACCTGTCGAATATCCAATCGCAACATTGTTAGCGGCGTAGGTGGCAGTTTTTAAGGCATCTAGCCCAATTGCAACTGTATAACTTCCAGTCGTTAAGGCAGTTGCTGCGTTTTTTCCAATTGCAACTGTGCCATTCAAACCACTAGCGGCAGACGATAGAGCGTTTTCACCAATGGGAATATTCCCTTGAGTACTTGTGCTGGGATCATCAGGCCAAGCTGATTGCCATAGCATGACATCTTCGTTTACAGCCGATAAGAACACAACCGCGCTGCCAGACAGGTTAAGCAAAGAGCCTGTTGAACTTTCAGTCAATGTGCGTGAAAGCGTTGTGCCAGTAGCCGTATAGGTGCCAGTGCCAATTTCCCAAGCGTCGCCATCTTCTATCGTGTAGCGTACAACATCAGCATCAGCTACACCGCCATCCGCAAACGACTGATAGCCTGTCTCAGCAGACCCAAGTGTTATCGTACCTGTGCCTGTGGTTGCCGTAGCGACCTTAACTCTATTGGCTAGAACAACCATATTTTACACCTATGCAGGATCAGGGATTTCAACGTCAAATGTGGCTACTGTAAACGTATTGCCAGACACAACTGACTGCGATGTTGTCAGCGAACCTGTGCAAAGCAAGCGTGTCGCAGATACGTCTGTGATCGCATAGTGCGTTGCCGTGCCTGAGCCTGTTACCGATCCATCAGAAATAGCTGCACAGGCTGTCTTGCGGCCTGAAGTATCACCGTCCTCTGGCGCACCAAACGATACTGAGGTGCTGTTGCCTAGCGTGTAAGTGCTTGTCGCCTCTGTGTATGTCGTAGGCTCCTGCGAACAAATGTCTATGCGATCTGCCTCTGTGTCCAACTTAGCCAGCGCAGCGTCTAGCACATAATCTGAAATGGTTGCCATGTGTTTCTCCTAGAATGTGTTGACCTGCATGCGCAAGCCTGAGCCGCCAAACTTGGCCTTTTCATTGTTAGCGTTTATACCATCAATAGCTGATTGGTACAACGATGCCCAAACTGTCGTGCGCTGATCGTCAACTAAGTAGGGCGCTGAATGCATCAAAGCACCATACAAATACGCATCTGGGAAATACTGCAAAATCCAGTTTGAGGTATTGCTATCGTCCAATGGCGTGGTGCGTGCGTAGTAGTAAAGCTCACCTGTGTACGCGCTGTCTGGCGTAGGCCAAACTTCAAGCTGGCCTGCGATCACGGAGTAATACTTTGGCCTGCCTGTCGTATCCGCGCTGCCTCTGCGATAAGACTGAAGTGCTAGTGGCGTGACTAGCTCAATAGGGCGCTCATCTACGTCTAAGTGAAAACGCACAGCTTCCATAAAGCCATCGGGTAGCTGTGTGTAGCGCGCATCAATGCTTGCCGTGCTGCGCTCTTCCATACGCCAGTGGCGCACTTTACGATCCATGTCAGCCTCTGCCAAGCTAATGAAATCAGGGATAACACTCGTAAGATCATCGCGGTTTAGCCAGTTGGCGATTGCGGTCTTTAGTTCTGCGTAGGTTGTAATAGCCATTCAGCT